CAGGTTGGGTAGCGAGGGTTTCGAGGGCTTCGTTGAGGCGGTCACCGCTATCAATGAGGTGGACTCTGCGCAGGAGAGTCGTTACGTTCTCGAGTACGAACGTGCTGTTAGGGCAGCTGGCGAGGTGGTGCAGGAGTTCAGGAAGGCTGACGATCCCGATCCCGTGTACTCGCTGACGAGTTTCTATAGGGAGTTGTTCCCTGAGGTAGCTCGGCAGAGGTTGGAGTATGACACGTTCAGTCTTTCGTTGGATCCGCAAGATCGTACGCTGGAGGCGCCAATGCTGAGGATGTCGAGTTATTTCGGGTTGCCGCCCGCGCCTAGGGAGTACTACGCTAGTAAGGTGGCGGCTCTGAATGTGCCGAGGCGTCAGAATACGGCACCGGAGCTGCTTACAGCAGTGTCCGCGAGAAACCTAAGTGCGCCCGTTGTGTCTTTGCCTCAGCATGAGGATGATATGATTAGGGCTATTTGGGATACGTTTTTGACGGAGGCTTGCGTTCCGGACGCAGCTGCGAAGTTGCTGGAGTTTCAGGACGATCCGGTCGCTCTGGCTGCTGATGCGCTAAGTGATTGGGGCAGCAAGGCCAAGCCCGGAGTGGTGGACGCGTTGGTGAAGGAGTTGGAGAAGAATTCTAAGGCCATGTCCGATATGCCGGTTGACGAGTATCTGGCGATGTTGAAAGCCGACGTGAAGCCGACGCTGAGTGTGAAGCCCGTGAGCGAGGTTACTGCACCGCAGGTTATCGTCTACCATGAGAAGCCGATATCCGCTTTGTACAGCTCGCTGTACCGGGTCTTGGTTCGTAGGTTTTTGTCCTTGTTGAAGGCTAACTACCATGTGAACTTGCTCAAGGATTCGGAGGATATCGCGCAGTTTATCGAGGCGTGTCATCCTTTCGCCACTAAGTTGTTGCGGTACCTGGAGAACGATTTTTCGAAGTATGACAAGTCGCAGTCGAGGTTTTGCTTCCGTCTCGAGGAGTTCGTGTTTAGGCAGCTCGGGATGAATCACGAGATGTTGAGTAAGTGGGTGCACGGGCATGTGGAGTGCTCGGTCAGGTCCCTTGCGGTGGGACTCAGTTTGCACGTGATGTACCAGCGGAAGTCGGGTGATGCTACTACCGCGTTCGGTAATGTGATTATCAACGTCTTGAGTGTCACTTACGCGTATCGTGGGACGAACGTGGTCTGGGCTGTGTTCATGGGGGACGATTCGCTGGTGTGTGCTGAAGGATGCGTGGTCGATGCGGACGCTGTGCAGACGCTTGCGGAGGTGTTCAACCTGCAGGCTAAGTACTACGTGACGGACGCGCCTTACTTTGCTTCGAACTTCGTGCTGATAGACGAGGGCAAGCTTACGGTCAGGATGTGCCCCGATCCGGTCAAGAAGGTCGAGCGTCTGTCGATGCACGTCGCGGCGGACGATCCGCAGTGGGACGAGCGTCACGTCAGTTTTAAAGACGCGATGACTTCGTACCAGGACGAGTCTGTGGTACAGCAGTTGGCCGTGGTCGTGCCGGCGAGGTACGAGGTAGCCGAGGGTTACGTGCGGGGCGCTGCTAGGGCGCTCGGGACGTTGGCGTCAGACCGTGTGAAGTTCAGGGGTTTGTGGGAGGAGTTGCCCACTGTGCTCGAGGGCTAAGGGCAGGCCTGTGGAGACCGCGGTGGCGGCCAGGAGCGGCAGGTGCTTGCTTTCTTTCTTTAACACATTCATTAGTTGCTAGGAGAGTTGCGTGTTTACGTGGTTCCGATGATTTATTTCTTTGCTTGAGTTTTCCAATTAATACATTTGGAAAAAAAAAA